GTGCGGTCTCTGGTGCCGGGCATACCACGGAAGATGTTAATTGGGTTGTTGCGGTCGTGGTCGAGGCGGAGGGCATGCTCGATCATCTCGGAGTTGACCTCTTGATACGCCTTGGCGGCTGCTGCCTCTAGGGCGGCGTTGTGTGTGTCGATACGATCCTCGACGCCAACATGGCGGGGGCGACCGGGATCCATGACAACCAGATCGGAAATGACCTGCATGACCTCGTCCATCGACCAGGTGCCCACGATGGCATCGGTGCCATCCTCGTTGTGCCGCCAGACTTCCAGCCGGCGGGCTACGACGTCTCCCTTACGCACGTACTTCTTCTTCTGCTCGGAGTAACCCGAGCGGCCGGCGGTGACGACACCGAGTTGGACCGACAGGCGAGGGTCACCAGGCCAGCCCGAGGTAGGTACACCTTCCCTCACGTCCTTGTCCAACTGACGGTACTCGGCTTCGACAGGCATGAACATCCCCCCATCGTAGCGAGAAGGCCGGCCCCCGAAGGGACCGGCCTAGCCGCTGACGGCGCTGGCACGATCTGCTCGCCTTAGCCCCTGCCTATTGTCCAGTCGGGCAGGGGCACCGTCCCGTTCAGGGTCGGAGGGACCATCTCTTGGGTGGGCTGCCGTACCTCGGATACTGACAGTACGAGTGATTCACCCCAGAGGTATTGGATGTCCCGCTCCGGGAGTAGTTCAAACGCCAGGCGTTGACGCCTTCAACGGTGTACCTGAGGGAGCACAGCACGAGCACGTACGGCCACTGACCGATGAGGTGAATGGACGGCCCTTGGTAGACGACTCCGTTCACCAGGATCCACCGATAGCAGTCGTTTCTCGTGCAGGGCAAGTGGTTGTGGAGCGGCCCGCTGGCGCCGAAGCTGTGGGCTTCGGCCGGGGTTGCCCAGACCAAGGAACCCACCGAGACCAAGAGCGCCAAGAGGGCCGCTCGCATCAGGGACGCTTAGGCCAGGCCGTGCCGTTGTAGACCGGGCTAATGCAGTACGGGTACTGATTGCCCGGCGAGCCGGACGAACCCCATGGATCAGGATTCCACGTCCATACGTAGGCGCTGCCGTTCCAGTCCTTCAGGCTGCACATCACCAAGACGTACCCGAGTTGCCCAGCGAAGTGATGCCAGGGACCCTGCATGATGGCCCCGTTCTGAAGGATCCACCGGTAACAGTTGCTACTCGAACAGCCGGGGTTGGTGAGGTGAGTGTGGGGCGGACCCTGTGCCCCGAAGCTGTGTGCGGCTGCCGAGCCGCTTGTGCCGGCGACCGTGCCGGCGCTCAGGGTGAGGGCGGCAACCGCTGCCAGGATGAGACGCTTCACTTGGACCTCCAAGGTCGGGTTAGGTCGAGGGATCTCGACGCCCCCAGCCTAGCCAGCGAGCGCACCGAACACGCCCACCTTCCAAGCGATGAGAATGACGAGAACGATGACGAAGATCCACCAGCCGTTCATGGCTCAGAAGGTGGGTTCGGCCACCGTTACGGTGACGTGGGCGTTGCGGACCAGCGCCTCCAGGTTGAAGTAGCTCTTGTACCTGGCCTCGATGGCATCGGAGCCGTCCAGGGCCTTGTACAGGACCTTGCCGTCATCCTCGTCCCAGGTCCAGTCGTAGCCGATGAACCACTCCAACTCCGCCGTGGTGAGGCCGAAGATCCGAGTGGCCGGGCAGAATCGATCGACCAGGAGCACGCCCTGGGCGACTTGCAGGCCCTTCCAGCCGGCCTTCAGGGTCATCTCCCGACCCTCGTACCGCTTCTGGGTCTGCATCTGGCTCGCCAGCTTACGCCGCTGAACCTGCTCAGAGATCCAGAGGTTCGGGCTGGAGCCGTCGCCGTCCGTCTCGACCTTCTCCTGGGCCTCCTCGAACAGGACCTCGGAGACCCCGACCGACGAGGAGCCGGCGGTCAGGCCGTTCCACACCGGGTTCGAGGCCGCCGTGATGCCGGCGTAGTTCTGGGTGCCGATCAGGAAGGGCAGGCCGTTGATCTCGTTCGAGCCCGAGGCGTAGTTACCCTGGCGGAACAGGTAATCGTCGTCAGCCGTGGCGCCGTCGTCGTCCACGGTGATGGTCGGGACGCCGTTGGCGCCGACCGCCGTAACCACCATGGCCGCCTCGGAGATCGCACCGGTCCCTGGGGTGACGGCGTCGATGATCTCGTTGACGAAGAACGGCCTGGTGATGTTGGAAGGCGCCGTCGAACCGAAGTAGTCGACCGTGATGACGTTGGCCGCCGGGGCGCCGTTGACCTGAGCCAACGGACCGTTCGCCAGCACTGCGTTGATCGTCTGAGCGGTGTTGAACATCTGGCGGGCGAGGTCGTTCTTGACGTCCTTCTCGGCCCCCTTCAGTTCCGACTCCAAAGCCCGAAGAAAGGCGCCGGTGTCGTTACGGGTGAGGTGCTTCGCCTGGCCCGACACCTTCACGGTGTGGTACATGTAGGCGAGATCGTCACGAGGAGCGATGTACCGCTGGCGGTCCGCCGTGGGCAGGGCGGCCAGTTCGGCTCGGTTACCCGTCGAGGTCGAGCGCCCGGCGTGCACCGACCAAACCGCTTGGCGGCCGACGATGTCCTCCCGGTTGAAATGAACCTCGGTCAGAATCGGGTGGCTGTTGTTCAGGGCGTTCCGCAGTCCAGGACCGTAGTTGTCCTTCAGCGCTGCGTCGAAGAATGCGAGGGACTGGGGCATGTCCGTGATCGTAGACCACGTTTACATGCCTCCCTGCTCAACCTTGCGTTCGGGCCATCTTTCGCACTCTGGCAATCGCCTCGGCGATGCTTTGCGCCTCGCCCTCCTGCTCCTGGCCGGACGAGGATGTGCTCGACCGTCCGCCCACATTGGTGGGCAACGAGTCTCGGGTTTGGCGCTTGCCGGCCAGGTACGCCTCGCTGCCTTTCTGCACGAGAGCCACCGTGTCAGCGTGTCCCCGCATGACGGCCCGGGAGATGTTCTGCGGATCCCAGTCGTCAGGGTGGAGGTACTGCTGGGCGTTCTGGATGACCAGGTGACGCATCGACTCATCCTTGACACCGAGGTATTCCAGCGTGGACTGCACCGAAGCGGTGGCCGCTGTCTGGCGCTGTTCCTCGATGGCATTCTCGACCGGCCCCATACTGCGAGCGATCTCCTGCTGGGCGTAATACTGCGCCATCTCCTTGGCCTGAGCGACCGTGAGAACCTCACCGTCTTCCAGGTCGGCGTAGGGATCGGGCGGAGCCTGCTCCTCCTCGTCGCCGCCCTCGGTGAACAGGCTGTTGACGAAGTCACGATCGAAACCGAGAGCAGCGAGCGACTCGACGGCGACGGCCGTGATGCCCTGCTCGGTCTCGAACGCCTGCATCGCCAGCATGGCGTCGGCAACCGCCTGGCGCCCACCGAACTCAGCATAGATGTCGTCACTCGCAGCGGACGGCACCGGGAGGGGTTGCCCCGCCGGGGCTTCCTCCCCGGCGGGGACTTCAGTGCCCTCGGTGCCCTCGGACTCGACCCGAGGGAACTCTTGCGCCTCGGTCTCGGGCGGGGGCGTGTGGGAGTCGGTGACCGACTGGGGGGTATCGTACATGCTCATGATCAGCCTTCCTGGTTACGGGCGATGGAGGCGATTGCCCACATCACGGCCTGTTCGAGATTGGTGAACGCCAACGACTTCTCTCGGGAATCCGGGCAGAACTCGTCAATCGTCCTCGCCACTTCCTTGGCGACCCTCCGAATCGTCTCGAAGCGAGCGATCACCTCGTGACCCGAGGGCGGATGGTTGGTCAGGTTCTTCTCAACGTCGTAAGCCATCGGAATCTCCTTAGATCAGCCGCCCATTGAGGCGGCCTGGTTATCGGCAGGAACACCAGGAACCCTACCCGGCTGCCCGGTGCCCCCAATGCCAGCCTGATTATAGATGCCTTCCGACGTGACCGGGGATGGACCCTGGCCGCTAGCAGACATCAGAGGATCTGGCGTGGTGCCGGTCATCGGATCGGTCATGTAAGCACCGCTGTTCTGACTCGGAGCGACCGAACCCCGAGCCGATCGCTGACGAACGGCGCCGGCCGCAGCGCCGGCCGTCTCGCCGTACGGCATCGACGACTGCGGCATCGGAATGCCGGCCTGCGCCATGACCAGTTCCTCGTGTGCGCCTGCGTGTGCGTCAATGCGAGCCCGCACAGTCTCGGGCAGTTCCTCGTATTCCTTTGTCTTGCGGAACCGGTTGATCTGGGCCAGGTGGATGGCATGGTCGTCGAACGCCGAGATCTCACAGTCGATGCCCTGAAGGAGCATCCCCAGTTCCCGCTTCTGCTTGCGCACGTCCAGGTCGGCGTCCCGAGTGATGAAGTCGGTGCCGGGCAGATCGAGGATCTTCAAGAGATCCTGATTCGAGGGAATGACGCCCCGGGCGTGCAACTCCAGGCCCAACTGAGCCCGAGCAGCCTTCGAGCGGGGCAGGGCCGACTCGCTGGAAACGTGGACGTCGAACTTGTTACCGACGTCAGAACCCCGATAACGGAAGACGTCAAGCGCTCCGGCATCCTCGGAGAATACCCGGACGGTGCGCTCCTCGGTCCAGAACTGGCGGGTGAGGAACAGGACGTGCTCGCCCACCTCGGCGGTGAAGGCGGCGAGCATGGTGGCCGTGACCGCTAGCTTCGTATCGTCGGCCTCTTGCAGAGCGAGGATGGCAGCGGCCGGCGTCGAGGCTCCCGCCTGGCCGGCGCTGGCCTCGTTTACACCAGCCCGCTGACCCATCTCGGAATCGGCCCGAGCCATGACTGCTTCCTGCTGCTGCATCCAGCCGCCGTCCGGGATGAGCCACTTAGGCTCGAAGCCGGAGGGGGCGACGGGAATCATCTCGATCCGGGAGTTGACCCGCTGGGGGTCTATGGAGCCGGTCGAGTAGACCAGCTTCGGGATAAGCGTGCGTCGCATCGTGGATTCTCGGGAGCGGGCGTCGTTGTAGTCCGCCTGCATTGGGATCAGGTCATCGACCCAGGTGCGCCCGTGGGGGGTGCCGAGCGGCGGCAGCCAGTGCATGGGCACGAAGGGCAGCCGCTTGTGGTCGTACGGGAAGTTCTTGCGAGACTCCAGGATGGTCTCGCCGGCCCAGGTACAAACAAGCCCCTTCTTGGCCGCACGGCCGGGGAGCATCCAAATCTGGTGGACGGAGACCAACTGCTCTGAATCGGAATGGTCCTGGCGGTCGGCCATCTGAAGGACGTCGTCCACGAGGGAGCGGCTAGTGGAGTCACCCTCCAGGAGAACACCCCATTCCTCCCAAACGGCTTCTCGGGACATGACGACGGTGCGCACGGCCCAACGAGCCTTGCTGTGCTTCCGCCCTCCAGGGTCGACAGCCAATTCGTTGGCCGGCACGATCTCCAAATCGACCTCGCCCATATGCAGAGCACGCTCGTCCTCCTCGTCGGCCTCGGCCAGGAGGTCGCCGGCATCGGGATCCCAGAAGATGTGAGCGTAGGACCAACCGATGGCGGCAGGCCAGAACAGGAACTCGGTGAGCCACGGCCGCCAACGAAGGCGGGCCGTCTCGTGCGCCAAGATGCGGGTGGCGACCCTGGCCGCCGAGATATCGCTGTCGTCATCGGACACCGGCCGGGCCTCAGGCACGGGGGCGCTCTTGGTCAGCTTGGCGACGATGCGCTCCACCAGACCGCCGATCTTGTTGGCAGTGATGCGGATGGGGGCGTTGGGGTTGCCGGCCTTGACTGCCGGCTTACGGAAGCGGTTGGCCTTGTTGTCCCAGGTGAGCCACTGGTGACCGAGCACGAACGCCAGGTTCAACTTCATGGCGTACTCGGGCATGGGCGCACGCCCGGCCTTGCGCTTCTCCTCCAGCCAGGTAATCAGCGCCTTCTCATCGCTCGGGACGACGAACTCGTTCTTGCCCGTCGTGGAACGCAGGAGGTCAAACAGGGCCATGCCCGGAGACTACTCGTCCTGCTCGTTGTATAGCCCCGTGCCCGTGGCGTCTGGAAGCCAGTCGTCCTCGGGCTCTGGCAAGTGAGCCGGCATGGCGACGGGGCGAACAGTCCTGTACTCGCTGAGCGAGGATGACTGAAGTCGGTCTTCGAGGGCGTCGATGCGCTCCTCGGCCGCAATGCGCCGAGACCGCTCAGTGAGGTAGGCAGACAACATCGTGAAGAAGCCAGCTAGCAACCCAGCTAGGGAGGGGACGAGCGTTTCCATCACACTTCCGCCGTGCTCTGCCAGGAAGCCATCGCTCGGCCGAACGTCTCCAGGTCGGCCTTCAACGCAGCGTTCTCGGCTTGGAGCCGCTCGTTCTCTCGCCGCTCCCAGGCCAGGTCTTCCTGGTACTGGCGCTCGTCGGCGGCCCAGTCCTCGATGAAGTGCCAGCCCATGACGCCGGCCATCTCCAGGAGCGAGGCCCGTCCGATGAACAGGATGCCCTCGCCCTCGATGATGACGCCGGTGTCGATGCCGGCAGTCGCCATGCCGGAGATGTAGTCGCCGTTGCGGGCGTGGCGCCAGTTGGGCTGGTCCATCTTGGTGAACATGCCATTGGACCGAATCAGGGGGAGGTCGGCCATTTCGGACTCCTTAGAGTTGATCGGGGACGCCTGTGACGGCGTCGACGGGCTCTGCGTTCCTCTGCCGGTGAAGTCTCTCCCACATGGCGTCGGGGCTGTGATCGACAGCGTATCCCTGTTCGACGACCCAAGAGCCTTCAGGCTGAGCGTTGGGGTCCGGGAGGTCCTCGGAGTAGGCGTAGGCGTACATCACGGCGTCGGCTCGGTCAGGGCTGTCGAGGCCCCGCTTGCGCATCTCCGTCTTGGTCTCGATACGGATGGCGCCCTGCGGCGTGATCGAATAGGTCATCTGGGTCAACTGGGCATCCAACTTCGGGTCCCGCACCATCATCGAAATCTTGCCCCGCTCGAAACGCCGACGTAGCGCCCACCACCAACCGGAACGCTGGTTGAGATAATGGTCTACGACCTTCTTACCTCCCCGAAAGCCGATGACCTGCGAGGTGGAGAGCATGTGTCCTTGCTTGACAGCCCAACCGTGCAGGCGCTCGAAATCACCGATGGCGCCCGAACCGACGCCGTCAGCGTCGTAGATGATGTAGGTCGGCCGATAGCGGACGACGAGCGAAGGTAGCGAGGCATTGGGGTCGACCTGTTGGTTCTCGTGGACGAACGACGCCGGATCGCCCAAGATCAGGTGGTCGGTCCGGCCGGCGGGAAACGCCTTCAAGGCGAGCAGCGTGTCGCCTTGTCGTACGGCCACGACCGACTCAGACGTACCGTACGGAGCAAGGTCCACGCCCAGGGCGAAGATCGAGGAAACGTCAGAGTCCCGCTCCTTGGCGGCGTCAACCCAGGCAGGGGCGATCAGGTTGTCCTCGCCCATGTCCCAGAACTGGGCCAGCACACGGGTGGTCCACTCGTACGAACCCGGCCCCATGCCTTGCGCCTCCAGGTCCATGAGGAACTCGGGCGTGGTGAGGTTAGAGCCCTCGGGGACGTGCTCGCCGGTGAAGTGCGGCGTGTCGAAGGCCGTGATGCGGATGACGTTTACACGGGGCGACCTAGTCATTTGGGCGGCGTAGGTCTCGGGCGTGGTCGGGTTGAACACGAGCAGTAGTCGAGTGTCGCCAGTTGCCATGAGGCTGGTGATACCTCTCGCCACGTCCTCGGAGACGGAGGTGGCTTCGTCGCCGATGATCAGCTTGTGGGCGGCGTGGTAGCCCTGCATCCCCTCCTCCTTCGTGGCGACCTGGCCACGAAGGAAGTGGTTGCCGGCGGAGTCCTCCAGAAAGGTCTCGACGGGCGCAAGACGTCCCGGAATTTCTACCCCTCTCTCTGCGGCTTCACCGATTGCGAGCCTTATTTCGCCCCACAAGTTGTCCCGA